TTTATTGTGTTTTATCACTAAGGTGAACAGGCTATTTTTTCATCCCGTCCCCATTTGTAATTCGTTTTTGTTATAATGTATTATAACATATTCAAAAAGGTTTGTCAAGTAAAATGTTAAAGTTTTTTCATAATCTCAAAAAAATGCCAAAAAAAGATTTTGGCTATATTCAGTTTTGAAACTTTATGCTCGAGTAGGGATTTGAACCCCACAATTCTAACGTTATAGAGCGCCTGCCCACGTTAGTTATCTGCAACCGTACAGTCGAGCTAATAAGGTGAAGAAAGAGGAGGTGGTTTGATTTCGCTCTCGATGATTTGAGGATCCTCATACGAAACCAACAAAGTTATTATAAAAATAAGCACACAGCCTCCTAATTCAAATCTCACGAGGTCATCCTTCAAGGTTCTCTTATGAAAGACAACTGCTCATGAAAAAACAGGCCGCCTTTTGATAGGTAGCGGCAAACCTTAACCAATGGAGTTTTAGAACAATCTAATACTTACATCGCGAGGTGAACTCGAGATGCTTCCAACTTGCGTGTTGGAATTAAATGTGCGATATTGCTGACGGTCAATGTCCCACACAGTTTCATAGCCGGGTTGTAAATTACGTGAACGTAGGGTTAATGGAAAGATTCCATCTGGTGCTTCTGAAATGCGAACAAAGTTCATTGTTCGTTGTTCACCACGTTGCGTTACGAAAGTCCCGGTGTATACGGTCATAGTGTTTGTGTTGTTTGTGTTTGTCATAATTCCTCCTAGAATATTGTTTGACTATTATAATATAACATAGTTTTGATACCTTGTCAAGTATTTTTTTAAAGTTTTTTAAATTCTATCATCGATGTAATACCAAAGCCAGGTAAAACCAACAACGAATAGAACAGTTCCGATTAGTAGTTCCATTTTGTTTTCCTCATTTGTTATGTATATAATATAACATGTTTAAGATGGGTTGTCAAGTAAAAAGGCAAACTTTTTTTATAAAAGATTCATTTTCTCTGATTGACTGCATTTTTGCTTCGAACCACTCTTCTTTAACATCACCCGCGTTCTTGACTCTCTCCGCCCACTCTATTTGAGTAGCAATGTATTCGCTTAGCTGGTCTTGAGTGTCAAATAGATAAGTTGAGTAGTCCATACCATCTCTTATTGCTTTCTCGTACTGAGGAAACAGTTTAATTGCTGTCTTATAAACGTGTCTGTAATGTCTTGCATCTTGTAGGTGCGTCTCCTTACTAAATGAGACATAAACCCTAGGTGAGCCAAACTTTTCTTTTGTCTGTAGCACTGCTGTATTTGATAGTGGCGTTATCTCTGTTGTGTAAGGCGTGTGCTTTGGACCTATCAGTGCATAGCCAATCCAGTTAGCAATTGTTCCTATTGTTTGGAAGTAGTCTTTGTGCTCTTCGCTTTGACTACCCCACGAACTATAATAAATTTGATCAACCATTTATCCTCCATTGATTGTTGACATTCTTGATGTCTTTTATTTTTTTCTTGACTTTGTCTCCGGTAACAAATGTAATCGTCACCAAATCTTGTCTTATTCTCATTACTTGACCATTTAACTTTCTTTCGTTGCAATAAATCAAGTCTGTTAGTTTAATCATTGTCTTTTGTTCTCTCTAAATAACTTTGAAGGGCTAGGATGTAATCAGCCAATTCGAAAAGTTTTGAACAAATGTAAATCTGCTCTTCTTCTGTTCCTTCTTCCGCTGCAAGTGCTTGTAGGATTTTCCGTTCGGCCTCAAGCATGTCTCTTAATTCTTTCTTTACCTTCTTTCTGTCCATTGGTTTGATTCTCCTATTGTTTTCTCACTGCTTTTGAATAAAGTGAGTGAAATGTTTTGCAATATAGAAGCTGTGGTCTGATGACCTCCAGATTGAAAAAGACGACTCTCTTTCTTTGGCAATGTTTTCACGAACAATTTGTTGACATGTTGGTAAAATGTTTTCATCATTGTCTAAGTCTTCTCCTTCTATATTCATATAATAACATGATTCAGTTATGTTGTCAAGTAAATAGAGCATGTTTTCTTCAGAATCTTGTAGCGGTGTCAGACTCAGGGTCGAAATTCTCGAGTGCTCTTTGTGTTTGTGTAGTCTGCCGAAGTCTGGTTTGACATTTGAACAGTAAAATAGGTTCTGCAAAGTTGAGTAAATAAAAAAATTGACTTTTTCGTAGTAGTTTGAGATTGGTCCTGTGCCATTCATCTCAAGAAGTGACTTGTTGTCCAAGATTATCATCTCTTTTATCTTTCCCGATCTTGCATATTGCTGAAGCACGTTGAAATGAACACGGTGACGCATCTTTTCTTCTTTCGATGCAAACTCAACATCAGGGACGATGTAGACAACACTCATTTGATAGGCCGAGAATGCCTCTAGGACACGTAGTGATGCTCCGGCAACCTTACCAGACCCGCAAAGGAATAAAATGCCTTCAGAGTGAGATTTAAGCCCTCTAGAGGTAACCTTGATTGGTTGTTCGTCATATTCTTCAACTGTTTGTTTGGATTGAATACCTTCGTCTTCATCAAAAACTATAACCTTGTAATTTTTTGTGTGTGGTTTGAATAGTTTTACAATATTCTTTCCTGCTTCTCCTAAGCCAACTAAAATCATTTCACTCTCCTGTTTTTGTGATGTATAATAATGGTATTGTCACTATCTTTTCAGAGGCAAAGATAAAAACTCTTATTGATGGTAGACTGATTTGGTTTGGATAGGGAAAGATTTCTAGAACGATTCCCAAGTCTCCGTTCTTATAACCAAACAGTGATCGTTTGTCCCATGGACTCTTGGTGATTGTGATTAAGTCACCTTTTCTCATCTGATTCATCCAACGGTTTCATAAAGCTCTTAAGCACTGGGTGGGTTTGTCTGCTGTGAAAGAAAAAGATTTCATAAATTGGATCTCTAGAATTTATCGTGTTTGCTCTTATTTCTCTCACCAATCCTATGTGACCGGTGGTGTATGTTGACCACGACCAGTTGGGCAACACTTCAACTATTACTATCAAATCACCCTTCATCATCAATCTTTCTCAACTCTTCAGGCCAAAATGGCACTTCGAAACCATTTGGCATTAGGACCCAGCATATTTCACACTTGGGGCCGACGATCTCAACTCTTATGATCAAGCCAATGACTCCATCTTCATAACCAGATGTTTGATTATTTTCAAGAACGACGACATCGCCTGCTACCATTTGAAATCCCTCATGTCTCCAAGGTTCTTTCCTAAAGAACAATTAACCTTAAACCTACCTAGTTGTGTGTCGCCAAACATGTCCGATAATTGAGGGATTAATCGCCTGTCATCTTTGTGTAAGTCGATGACAACGCTATCATGAACAACGAAAGCAACATGGGATCTCGTTGCCCTAAGGAAGTTAGAAATTTTGCAAAATCTGTCAAGAGTGTTGTCTGATGATGCTGATTGTAATAGGTAGTTGAGTGCCTTGCGAATGGGACAAGCGATTGTCCGGCCAAAAGGTGTTTTGATTTGCTCTCCGTCATAATATTCTTCCAACAAGTTTTCTCTGTCGTAGAAATCTGATTGTATAGTTTTGGAATCTGGGTTGTAGAGCCAAGCAAATAGTTTTGTTTTAGCTTCTTCGCGGCTAAGGTCTTGTTTAAAAATGTTTTTGATATTCCACTCATGGATATCCTCCTCTGGTTGTTCGTGGTTTTGTAATGCGAGCATCGTTCTTACTTCTGCTGCGTTAAAGTCAAGTTCTAGAAACACATCATTGTTTGGTCTGACATGTTTCTTAAGTTCTCTCTTGAGATTTAAGATTGGAAACGAGTTCTTCTTCGTTGTCATTCGTCCAGTTATCGTTCCGAAGATGTCATAGTTGACAAACGGAGTGGTTTCGCCGCATTGGTCGTAAAGGTGCTTTGCTTTCAAGTCATCTGCGGCATGACAGTAAACAGCAAACGAATTTAGATTTACTGGATGTCGTTTCAATTCCTTCACGGCTGCTTGTGTACGTTTTAGTAAAGTGTAGTGTTCTGGTTTCTCAACGTTTTCAAATACCCATTTGGTGATCTCACTCTTCGTGTCGAAGTAGTGTCGTAAGTGTTTCTGTGGGATGAGATCATAGAAGCAAACATTCTCGATGTCGATTTTCGATGTCCCAATCGCTCTGTAATGGCTCTTAAGGAGTCTGTTTGCATCAGCCCACCGTTGAGATAGGTGAGGTGGACAGGATTGGTCTAGCGACTTCCCAGCCATCAGCAATTGAGCATAATCAATGTCCATGCCGTAAAGGTGCTCTGAGTAACCCCAAGTCTTGGAAAGCCCGTTTGGAATCTTGTCCCAAATGAACTGACCATCAAAGTAGGTTCCTGCACAATCGAATTTATTGTCTAAAAGTTGAAAAAACATCTGCGGTGTCCTCCGGAATATGTTATAATGTATTGTAGTGGTTACTATAAGATAACATGTTGGAGGTGTGCTGTCAAGTTTTTTTAGTTCTTTTTGTAAAATAAGTTAGTGAGCCGTGTTTTTGGTTGTAAAATGCTTTGAACTGGTCTTCGATGTAGAGCATAGATTTTTCTTTATCGTGTTTTGCAATACTTTGTGCAGTCTGTGTGATTTGCTTTAGAGATGATGGTGATAGTGGTGAACCCTCAAAAAAGTTTTTCATATTTATATATATTAATACTAATGTATTATATTGTATATATACATGATATTTTATATTAGTAATATGTGCTATTGTATTGTTATTACATGATTTGTAATGTGTATTATATGGATTGTTATTAACATATGAGTTGTAAGAGTCTATTAATAGCTTCTCTAAGTGAATTAAATCAGTTAAGACTGTTTTGCTGTATTGTCTATTAAAAACTGATTGAACTGTTGGTAGTAGATATCTACCTCTATAGGTAGCAGTTACTGGAGAATCTAGATCGGAAGTCAAAACACCAGGATTGTTTTGATCGACTCTAAATCCGTATTGTTTTGCAATGTTTATGTAATAGTTAAATGCCGGAGAACTGAACATTTGCTGTTCTTTCAAGGCATCATTCGAAAAATCAAGCCCTGCAATATCCAAAGTCAATCCTGACTGGAACATGTTTGAGTTTTGAGATTTCATGTAGTCTGATAGGATTACTGTCTCAGTAATGTCAGAATGAACATAGTAGTCAACAAAGATCCTTGTGAAATCTTCAAAGTTATTAATATGACTCTTGTGTTTCATGATAAAGCCATCAAGAACTTTTCTCATCGCTGATTCCGAAGTTGTTTTAAATCCCGTGATTGGATTTTCGTAAGCCCTCTTGACTTTTAATGAAGACAAGATAGGATCATCAGTTGGGATTACTCCCATTCGACATGCCTTTGCAAAATGCTGCTCCATATCCATAAACTGATCAGTGACAAAATTCAGTGCACGATGAGAAGAGACATCTTGTCCGGCAACAGTTATCTCTTTTAGAAATTCTTCTTTAACAACAACAGGTTCTAGCAATCTATTGACGCGTCCATAAAAAGTTCTTTCGGCAAAGCCCATGTTGTAGACGTGTGGGTGATCGACATCAAATGCTTCGAGTCTATACTTCGCTCTTTCGAATGCTAACCTACTAGTTTTTAAGTTGTTTTTTCCATTAAATTTTGTCATTTTCTTTCGATCCTACTTAAATCATTGACCTCAAATGCTGGGCCATACTTGCCATTGACTACTTCTATAAACCAAACAGTACCATCAGAGTAAAATAATGCGAATCCATCCATAAACTTCATTTGTGTAGAAGTTCTGTTTCCAAATTCAGAAGTTGAATGAACCGTTCGAGACTCTACTATATATCTAGCCTCATAACTGTCTGTTCGAACTGGTTTGGCATCTAGAGTTTCTTGAGTAATCACTTCTTCATCAGTCACCGCTTCTTCCGTTGATGCCCCACCCTCATCAATACTTGGGGCTGTTGTTTCTGAGACAGAAGTGCCGTTGCCAGATTCTGCTTCTGGATCGCCAATCGGCTCTGTTGTAACTGCTGGCTGTTCTGACGTAGGAGGCTCTGATTGCGTCTCTGCAGCAGGTTCTTCAACTGGGGCAGGTGTTGCACCACTTGCTGCTGGGGAGCCTGCTGGGCTAGCCTCTGCTTCTTCTACGGAGCCAAATTGAACGCTGGAGATTGTTCTATTGCATGCTTCTTTGCTTTCTTTTTCTCCACCGTTACTAGTGTTGTCCCAGAATGGTTTGTAATCCTCGATGCTTGTTTGACCTTCGCTTCTTCTTTTCTCGAGATCGGAGTTTCCTGAGCCATCACCAGAGTAATACTGTTGTCCTTTGATGGTTGTTACAAACTTGCCTGGAGTTAAACTTGTTCTCACACTTAAGACTGTGTGATATCCTCCGATTCCCATTTTCCACGCAACAGATTTCTTCGATGGGTCATTTGGAACTCCAAACTCTGTTCCACCACCGAGACCATAAGGGTTGAAAAAGAACTCCATTCCTGGATAAAATACTGTGTTTCCGAACATCTCGACATTTGCAACGTAAACGTTCGATAGTTGCAAGATTCCGTCGATACCATTCTGAAAGAATCTCGCTTCTTTGAGATAAGTTTGACTTGTTTTTGACAAAGAAATCGTCTTCACCAAGCCTGACTTCTGACCAATCTGAACGTGAAACCTGCCCTGTTTAACGTCGTCTTCATAAGTTCCATTACCAGTGTATGAAAGAGTTGAGCCCATTGAGCTAAGGATAATGTAATTCCAATAACTTCCAGTATCCGATTTCTCAGACGGACTTCCTTTTAGTGGCAGCAGACCGCCTCTATATTCGTCAACATTTATAACCGGATTTCCATTATAAAATGAGTTGTGTGCAATATAATCAAGCGGATCTCCATCTTCACCATAGGCTGTAACTTGCCCTGTTTGGAAACGGAGTGCTCTATCCATCTTTTTGTTAACACAATTTTCAAGCAAAGATTTTCTTATTAGAGAGTTCGACAATTGTCTTACAAAGTTGAGAACTGGAAAAGTTTTTCTTGTGCTTTTTTGACTGATAACGTTGTCCACAAACCACCGAGAAAAAAAGTCAACCGAAATTGGCATCTGGTCAATTCCATAAACAGACCCTCCTGTTGCAGAAGATGCAAATGAATCAAACTCGAATGACCCGAGAACAATTCTGTTGTTACTCATCCCGTCTCTTGGATTATTATCTTCGTCATAAGCACAATCAAGTATTGTATAGAGAAGATCTCCAAAATAGAAAAACTGAATAAGAGAATCTTTTGTATCCATGAAGTCAAACCCGCTTGAATCCTCAGGCAATTCTTGACTTATTGCTTTTCCAAGATCAGTGTCTTCTCCGCTTTCCTCTTGATTGAATTGATCGAGACCGCACTTATTAAAATATCCATTATTTAGGAAAAATGTTCTATCCTCATCGCTAACTTTGGCATTGTAGACAACACCACGCTCTTCAAGTCGATTTAGGATTGATCTCAAAGACTTTTGAGCAATCGCTTCTTCTTGGGATTGGAGACTTATTTGAAGCTCTCTGATCTGCTCAACTGAGCACTCACCTATCAATAGTTCAGATGCTAGCTTCGTTGCATTCTCTTGTCTCTTTTGGATCAATTCCGGACTGGCGAGTGCATCTAGTCTAGGCATCTTCAAGAGAGACTCGAGGTAGGCCCTATATTCAATTGTAATCGTGACACTTCCGTCCTTGTTGAAAGAGATGTCGTGATCAACCATTGTTAGCATGAATGATTTGTTTTGGTGCTCGATTGCATCTTTCAAGTCCTTATCTGCAAAGTCTGGGACGTAATAGCCGAGGTCCGCTCTGATCCTGTAGAATGCTGCATCATAAGCTCTTTTGTTTGTGACGTCTTGGCCATATGATGTTGTACTATTTTTGTTTGGCTTTGGTTGAACAACAAGGTCTACATATCTATAGACGTCCGCCCCAGTGCCTCCTTTCGTTTTTCTATAACGAATAAAGTCTGTGAAGGTTTGAAAGAATAGTTTCAAGGTTGCTTTAATGTCATTACGAGCTTCTGCTGGGTTAGTCCCTGCGAACTCAATAGAGAACTCTTTTACGCCAACCCCACTCCCTTTATCAAAATCAGACCCCATAAATGTGGTAGCGGGTGATGTGTAGTCATCTCCTTGGACTTCTTTTCTATCTGTTTTGGAAGTTCTTTCGAATTCAAACTCAACCTCTTTCGTGTCCCCATCACCAGAGTCTAGGATCTTAAACAATCTTAACTTTGGAGTCAACGAGGACACTTGCCATGGCTCAAGTTCAAATAGTTTTTGTTGATGTTGAGATGAGATGAGTTTAGTAAGAATCGTTTCTTGATTTGGTTTGTCTCCTCCGGATTTAATAACATAAAATCTGCCATTATAAGCGACATCTGCATATCTTTGCTTTATCGTGGATTCATAATCATTACGAAGTTTCTTTATGTTCATCATGAGAGCACATTGTTTATAGAACTTTTGCATGTTCTTGACGGCGTTTTCATCAAGAGCTTCGATTTGAATTGTATCAGCATCGCCGCTCTTGAATCCATCAAGACCAGCTAGTTCAGCTTGTTGAAGTTCCTCATCTGTTAGAGGTTCGCTTTTGTCCCCATCTGCTCGATTTTCTACTATGTTTGCCACTTTTTTCATAAAAGCAACTCTTCGAGCAATTTCCTTATCTACTGCAATGTAGCCATAGATTCTTCTAGATAGATTTGTGTCAAAAACTTTATTATAAATCGATGAAATAGTTGTTTCATCAGTAGTAGCCGTCAATCCTTGACTAGCCCTAAAGACTTCCAAGATATATTCGAGATAAGCGCTAGATAGGTTTTTGTCGACAAGGCCTTCTGGTGTTTGATCTTTATTATCAGCAATCCATTCGATGCCACTACTGATCCATCCCAATCCATATCCAATCTCATCTAAAAGATCTGGATCAACTTCTTTCCAATATTTGAATTTGTAAGTTGTTAGGTCTGATGTTTCGCTAATTTCATCGAAGCTCTGCAAAGATTCCCTCAGCTTCTTTTCATCTTCATCTTTAGAATCGGTGTCCCCGATTACATCGACTGGCCATTGGATGGTATCTAGATTGAGCTTTTTAGCAGTAACCATATCGGGCGTTAAAACTTTTTGGTCTACTTTTTTTATGCCTTTTTGCAGCCTCTCGGGAACAATCTCCCAAACTTTTTTCGTTCCTTCAACCCCGTGTTGGAGAGAGAAGATCTTCACAACGGCGTCTTCAGCATTCACCGTTATCTGAATTTTTTCCAAGTTTCTAATTTGGTCTCTAACCTCAATCGAGACTCTCTTCTTTGCTTCGCTAAAGGGAGCAAAATTGATTGCTGTTCGAATTTGTGGGATTCTTCCTACGGCGAATCTTTTTAAGAACTTGCCATTCCCTAGGGACCTAATTGCATTTTGTGTGATGGCTTCAACAGCAGCCTTGGGGACATGCTGTTGCGCCTCAGCCAACATCCTCAGAGCATATGAGGCTATATATTTTGAGGTTCTAATTGATTTGTGTGTAAAGACATCTTCCCATAGTTCTAGAGGAATAAAAGACTCTGAATCTGCTGGGTTCTGATTGGCATAATTACTTACTTGCCTAATTATTTGCCACGCGGTTAGCTGAGCTTCTTGAATGTCACTATGGTTGCTTGATTCTTTAGTTTTTTCCACAACAGCTTTTGCGCCAAGCAAGAGTGTATAGAAGTGGTGATTTAACCTAGGTGATCCTTTGCCTTCTGGTCCACCATTGGTCCACTCGTCATTTTCTTTGAATCCTAATTCTTCAACACCCTCTATAAGGGCTAAGACACCCACGGCCAAGGCTGCACCTTTACCTGCACCGACTGCAACCCCTGGAAGAGCAGCCAATCCCCCAGTAACCACTCCACTCCCAAAGCCAACGACAGCACCACCAACGAGAGCACTACCGGCGATAAATGCCCCACTCCAAAACCCAACAACAGCGCCTGGTTTAAACTTTTCAATCCATAGATCTAGTTTTTTAATTGTTTCATCATAGTTAGGCACCGAAAACCTCCAATGCAATCGTCACATCTGTTGGGATCTTGATAATCTCCCCTGTTTCAAACAATGCGTCTGTTGGTTTATTATTCATTCTTGCAATGACCCACCATAATCGTGGATCTCCAAATTCTCTCGATGCCAATCTCCACATCCTATCTCCTTGTCTCCAAATATAATCTTTTGTAACAATTCTTTGTAACTGCTTCTCTGTTACTTTCTTAAATCTCGGAGTTGTGTACTGTTGAATCTCTTTGACTCCTCTATCTTCAAAGGTTTTTTCCCACTTTTCGTTTCGGTTTGTCCCTTTTCTTCTTGAATTATATCTTGACATGATTATCCTCCATCATATGGAAACTTCGTAGGATTACCACCGGCACTACTATTAAAAGCCAAATCTTGCTTATGTTGCGGTGTAAAGTCAATGCTAGCATTGTAGACTTTTGGAAAAAACATCCCTACAGAGGGTGTAAACATTCCCATATCCAAGACGGGATTGGCAGACCAACTTCCTATCCAGCCCAATAGTGGACCTCCATCTTCCTGAAGAAGGTTTCCAAACTGAATTGTTACTAGTGGGACCTTCGATAGCACTAATGCATTTTTGTTAGCACTTGCGTAGGAAGGGTAGAGCATCCTAGAAACAACATTGATCATTTCCATGTTTTGTTTGGCTTGATTTGCGTCACCGGCAACAATGTCGAAACCAACATTTATTTTTCTCTTTGTGGATTGAAATGTTCCGATTGGATCTTGACGACCATAGACTTGCTCTTCGCTCCAATTTGAAGAAAAGCTATTTGTAAATGTTGTGAGAAACGCTGGAAACTCTGCGCTCAAATCACCTTGTGCTGATGAAATTTTTAAAACAGCTTTTTTGCCGTTTGTGTATTGTTTAATAAAACTCATTTTAAACCACCCTCTCTCCGCCGGCTACTTCCCCAGCAACTTTCTCAGATATGTTTTCCACATATCCTTTGAATTCTTCACCGTCGACACTGAGAGTCATTTGCATTCCCTCAAAGAAGTTTTGAACTTTTGCTGTTACATTGGTTGTACTAGCGCTAACTTTCTTACCAGTTATTGAAGTTGCTGTCCCTGCAGTAAGTAGGGCCAAGTTCTCAATTGTGGAGCTTACTTTTACGTCTTGACCCAACTTATTAATTTCAGCAACCATGGCTGCTGTTCTCTCGACAACTGAATCATCCGTCCCCATTGACATTGCGACATCCGCCATTGCCTCCATGGATCTAGCTTTAAATCCTTCCATTTCAACTTCTGCTTCGCTTGTTGAGAACATAAGAGAGAACCCTTGGTTAACTAAGGCAAACCCCTCTAGGACAAAGTCAAAGAAGACCTTGAAAGCATAAACAACGACACCAACCGCAGCGACTACGGCAATGGCGAGAAGCGCTACTGCTCCAATAGCCAATGCAATAGATCCAACAATACCAACTACCTCAGCAGAAACAGCAGCCAGAGGCACTGATAATGCAGCTAGAGCAGGCGTTGCAGCAGCTGCGGCAGTTCCTGTCGCCGTGATTCCACCAGCGGTCGCGGTAGATGCTCCCGCCATCATTCCAAGGGTTCCTACGGTTGTGGCAAGTCCCGTAAGGAGCATCCCGCCAGAAGCAAAGATTGGAGCCAATAGAATCAAACCTGACACCAGCAATCCAACCGTTGCCCACAATTCTTTGGTTTCTGTTTCCATGTCTCCAAATGTTTCGCGAGCAAAGTCAGCCATTTCCTGTAATTTTTCTATTACTGGCTTTAGAGCAACAACCATTTCTTGTCCAAGAATCTTCATTGTGTCCATCAGTTTAACTGTTGGCGCCAATGCTTCTTCCATTTTCTTTTGCGCATCAGCAGATGCTTTCAGCTTTCTCTCATTTTCTTCATAAGCTTCGAGAGACATTCCAAAGATTCGATTTGCTTCGGCCATGTCTGTAATTCCAGCTGCACTTGCAATTGCTTTTTGTTGGAAGCGATCCATATCTTTAAACGCTACGCCACCTGCTTGGACAGATTCAACGAGCATCTTAATTCGTTCATCTTCCGTAGCCATCAACATTTCAGTTGTTGATAATTGAGTTCCAAGAAGAGCATTTAGTTTTCCAACACCTTCTGCAGCACCCGCAAATGTATCAAATTTGCTTGCAATTCCTAGAAGCGTTGATGTCTCTACTCCAGCAGCTTTTGCAGCAGCTGCAAGTCCTTTGAATACGTCTAGAGACTCTCGCCCATAAACCATTAAAGTTGAAAGTGATGCATTGAAATCTTTTGTGATCTTAGCGGAGCTAATACCGATTGAGGTTCCAGCCATCGCCAACTCAACTTGCATTTTTGCAGATTCTTCAGCACTGATTCCCAATCCTTGATTGAAATTTTGAAAGATTTTAGCTGAGTCGGCTGTGGAAACGCCAAGCTTTTCCATTTGCGCTACGGTTAGGGCAATGTTTTGAGCCGTTGCTTTTGACAAGTTGGTAAAATTCGATGTTTGGTCGACCAATGTGCCAATTGCTGCTTGAGCATTATCCATGGAGATTCCAAACTGGTTTCCTTCGCGAGCAACATCATACAGTGTTGCTTGGAACTTCCGTCCTTGGCCTGTTGTCTTTGCTAGTGCTGCTGAGGCAGAGTCAAAGTTTTTTAACATTGCTATCGAATTCTTTTTTAAGGCATTGAAAATGTTTAGAGCGATGTTTTGAACACTAAAGGTGTCAAGAAATGTTTTCTTAAGAGCCTTCATGGCTCTTTTTGATTCTACTCCACCAGCTGAAAGAGTTTTCATCAATGAAGCTGTTTGTCCAAAAGCTGAATTGCTATATTTTGCTTGAAGACCAACTAGTTTTCCTGCTTTTTCTATTAGAGGAATCCCATCTTTTCTAATTAAATTTAAGCCTTCTTCCAAATCTACTCTTTCTTGATGGAGTTTAATTTGCTCTTGAAGTTCTGGGTTCATAGAGTTAAGAGTCGATAGTGCGCCCTCTTCAAGTTCTCCAAACTTTCTATAATCTTCCATCATTTCTTTGACTTGTTTTGCAACATTTTCGTTGAGCTCAAGTTTTTGAATTATAGCTTCTATTTCTCGCTCGGATTGTTTGACTCGTTGTTCTGCTGCGGTGGCAGTGTCTCCAAGCAACTCCGCAGTTTCAGCTAGTAGTTGATTTTGTTTAGCTAGAGCCTTAATCTGATTAGCATTGTATCCACTGAGGTCTTCTTTAGCTTGACTGGAGTCTTTGTCTCCAATCTTGCTTTTGATCTTGTTTTGATCATCTTTGTCCATTGTTTTAATAGCTTTAATTAAATCTTCTATCGACATGTTTCCATCATCAGCCATATGCAATCCCTCGTGTTATGAACTAAATAGTTCATGAAACAAAACCCAGAGCGTGTTTATCGCTTCTGGGCCTTCTTCATCTCTTTAGCTTCGTCTTCGAACTGTTTCTTCAATCTTTCGATGAACCAAGTTCTCAAACCAATGGGTAGTGAGTGGATTTCTGTGAGAGACCATCCTCCGAAATGCTTCAGAATAAAGAATCCCTCATAGATACCTTCCATTGCTTTAGGAGTTAGGCCAAAAAAAGTCGGTCCCGAATGGAACCTGAACCTCCTGTTCGTGAGAACAATTTTTGCAAACGAGAGTCTCGGAGATATCAACCGATGGTGTCGCATGCTTGAGGCACATTTTAAAGTGAACAGAATCTGCAACTGGCATGTTGTCAACAAACTGATTGATGATCTCTTTGTCGCTGTGTCCTTCAATTGATAAGATCATCTCCTTATATTGACCGGATATGGAAAATTCCTTACCATCATTGATTAGGACTTGAGCAATCTTTGATTCTTCGATTCCATTTGCGAGTCGAAAGTTGATGTTGAACTTTGAGAACGGAAGTTTTGTAGTAAACACTCCATCATCAGATAGTTTGACGATGTCTTGATCTGGTTGAATTCCACCTGTGATTTTTGGATCTCTAAGATCGAACATCATTAAGTTTGATGTGTCACACTTTGGACACTTAACACGTCCTTCGTAATCAAAGCCGTAAGCCGTTCCACGAGCTTGGATAAGGATTGCATTGCGATCTGCAATAAGAAGCGTTAGAGGGTCAATCTCGTCGTCGAGAATGATGTTTTCCATAAGTCTCTCAAGGGCAACACCTTTTTTGATCAAAGATTGATTTGAAAGGATGTCTTCATCTTTTGCTGTCATGTATCTTATCTCAAGTGAGTCGACTCCATGAAGTGGATGACCTTTTTTATATCCCACACCTTTTGATGGCAAGGTGACAAATTCTGTTGGAGCAGTAAAGCTCAATGGGTTGAACATTTGTGGCGGTGCTTCGCCGGTTTCTGGCTTGTTGTTCATTCCAAGCCGATCTGAGTTTCTACTCATTATTTCTCCGTGTTTATTCTAATTTTGCGTAGTCGTAAGTCAATGTTAATGTAATCGAAGTGATTTCATCTAAGCTGTAGTCTAGAGAGCTAAGTTTCACATCTGAAACAAATGCTCCTTCTAGGGACCACTTCTCGATGACTTCCCCATTACCATTCAGTTGTTCGATAAAGAAAGACTTTAGGATTCCATTATCATAAGATTTTGTTACGCCTTTATCTTTTGAGACATCAGTTGGATTATATCCACCAATCTCCCCGAGTTCACCAAGGATTGTGTTAATCGTTTTTCCAACATCTGCAAGTTCAATTGTTATAGGATTCCACGACACAATGCCTGGAATGTTAATTTGATGATTGAGCAATCGATACTTGTTTGAGTTGATAGTGAAAGAGGGCTTGTCGACCTTCTTTGCATTCCACCAAATTCCACTAGTATCTTTACCAAGACCTATGCTTCCTCCTTTGATTCGGAAGCGATAGGATCTTCTTGGTTCAAGACTATTTTCAGTCCAGAAGGACATTTAAGCCTCCTCGTTACTTACCGGGTTCAAATTGAGTGCCAATGGAGTTGTTTTCACCATCTGCACTGTCACAAATTGCCCAATCGTATTTCCAAGTCAAGTCGATTGTTCTCATGTCGTCGTTTGTGTAGTCAAGAGATGAGAACTTAACTGATGTAATGAACGGATTGTTCATTTGCCACGACTCAACAACACTTCCGTTACCAGCAAAGATATCGATTGTGACGACACCCACTGCTGCGTTAGCGCCAGATTTGGTGATCGAAGTTGGGCCAAATGCCCCTGTTCTCGGAGCCGAACCATTGAATTGATCAAGACTTTTCACAGAATAACCAGAATCTAAAATTATTTGGTTAGTAATGAAAACAGCATTTGGTGAAATTGGATCAACCAATGTCATGTTCACATCCTGCCATTGCACACGGCCTGGAAACTTGTATTCGTTATCGAAAAACGAATGAGTAACGTCTGTAACTGTGTAGCTTGGAGTGTCAACTGTTTTTGCCCACCAAACTGCCTTACCAGTAACGCCTTGATAGTTACTAATATTATCCATGGTAACTCTCCATCGAAAGTTTCTTTTCGGTTCTGTTGTGTTTTCGGTCCAAAATGACATAATCTAAATTCTCCTATTTATCTGTAATTAGTGTCTATTAAAATTCAACGCCAGTTTGAGTGACGACAAAGTCGATTACGACGTATTCGATTGCTTTCGCAGGCTTCACGAACACTTTAGCATACATGATGTTGCGGTCTTGCAAGTCTGGTGTTGTTGTGCTCTCATCGAGAACAACTTTGTAGTCCGTAATCCCGAATTCATTCTTGACTTGCAATAGAATTGGATTGATCTTAGCTTTAAAACTATCATAAGTTGACTTAACACCTTGTTCAAACAAGAATTGATCGGAGATTGCACCAATGCGCTTTTTCAAGTAGATCATCATTCGACGAACGTTGATGCGATCAAGTGCAGTGTCAGTCGGTTGAAGAGTTTTCTGACCGAAGATAACAGTGTCACCTGTTGCAGGGAATCGTGCGATTGGGTTAATGTTAACATTGTAAAGATCATCGCGATCTGCTTTGCTTAAATGCTCAAGAGTTCCAACAACGTTAGCACCACCGACACCACCGAGAGGAGCAAGCCCACCACGGTTAAATCCAGCAGGTGCAAACCAAGGCTGTGAGACCGCCTCAGACTTCGCAATAGCTCCAATGGCAGCAACACTAGGGGGAGCCATCAAAACGCTTCCACGACCGCTTGACACGTCTGCTAGACGCACATTTGGATAGTAAGCCGCAGCATAAGATGAAGCAACAGTTCCACCTTCTGCAGTTGAAACCATAGTTGAGACTTTACCTTCTAGTGGGCCATTACCATTGTCGATTTCACTTACATAGATTCCAACCATGTCGATGATTGCCAATGCATCACCACGCTCTTCAGTTTGACGAACGAGCAATGAATTGATAGCAGCATTGGTAACGCCTGGGATTGAGATTAAGTCATAGCGACTTGTGTAGTAATCAGCAACCTGAGAGATTGCAGATTCCATTGAGTATTTTGCATAACCAGTTGTCAGCTCGGTGTTGTTGAATGGGTTCTCGACTTGAATATCAACACCATCAGATCCTCCGAAGAATGGAGCAGCAAATTGCTTGATCCCAAGAACCAAGGCACCGGTTGCTGAATCATCAAATGCCACTACGAAAGCGTTAGTGTGATAGTAAGTCCCAGTTGTTCCATCTTGTGCAATGTTCTCTAAAGAGAATGTGTAGGCTGCGTCACTTGAAGTAGCAGTGTATGCTAGGTGCGGCTCATAGCCGGCCTTAAGAATTCCAATGTCTGCAAAGTCTTCGTTTCCACGTTGAGCTTCGTAAGACAATCCGTGAATAGCAGATGGAGCATAGTTTGCACCATTGGCAGCAGAGTTTTGGACACTCAATTGATGAGTTGGCCATGAGACAGTGATTGAGTCACCGGTGAAAAGGCCTTCAACCAATTTGCCTGACGCACCGGATGGTAATGATTCTTCGCCGCGAACAAATCCATTTTGTTTTGTTGCATCTATCTCAGTAACTGTTGCAGCGTCAATCTCAGCAGGACCTAAGAATCCAAGAGGAAGGTCGGTTTTATTTACTCCACCTTCTGCAAGCTCAACACGAATCAAGTTTGATTCATTGTTAAAAGATCCGGTAGAGACAATCTTACCAGTAGAGCTGTTCCACTCTTGTTTAAGGTCTCCGATTTTCTTTAAGATGTAATTTGGAGAGTCTGGGTTCAAAGTAACGTTTACAAACTTCTCGACATATTCAGAAGGACGTTGTCCAGCGCGAGCGATCTCGATTGTGAAAGAGCCTTCTGGTCGAACTGTTGTTGCTTTGCGCAAGTCTTTGATTCGAACAATATGAGTCTTGTGAAAGTCCGATCCTTCATCTAAAGCAGCTAAGCGAAACAAACGCTTGTAATTAGAAGCTTTTGATCCAATAAACCAACCAGATTTTGCTGGTGAAAGTTCAACGCGGTGATCTGTGAAGTCTTTGCCGGTTTCTTTTAATCCTGCTGTCCAAGCGACAAGAGGAGGAGTCAATCGACCAACATTGTTTTCAAAGGATTCTCCCAAGAAGATTTTGTGACCATTCCATCCAGCACTAAACTGAGTAGCATCTGTGCTTAAAACGTTTCGGATGAAGTTTTGTGAAGTTGACTCGAAGTTGAATGTGAAAGAAAATTGGCTTGAACCATCATCTAATTGAGCACTCCAACCACCACTTGCAGGCTTAAATGCATGAGCAGTTTTGAAACCTGTAACTGAAGAGCCGTCTCTTGGAGTTCCTTCTAAAGTAACATTGGAGCCAGATGAGTAAATGATTGCTGCAAGAACACCGTTTGATGATGGTGTAATGACTGTTCCGCCTGCGAAGGTTTGCGGTAAGGATGTGCTGAAAACAGTAGTACCACCACCACCAAAAGCCTCTGTCACAGTTTTTCCATTTCCATCCAATCCCGCAGGTTGAGATATTGTGATGGTCAATCCACCGGAGTTACTAGCAGATAAGTCCGCTTCTGCGTCAATTAAAGCAACAAGCAAGTTAGATAAGTCTTGATTCTCGGTCCCAAGGCCTAATGCGCTAAGATCGATTTCTTGCGTTGATGGAGAAGAAGCAACAAAGGTAAAAGTTATATCTGCACCAGTATGATCTTGGATTACGATTGTGTCGCCCGCTAAAGCGTTCGTAGCAGTTGCTACTACTAATTCGACAGTCGCAGCAGCATCAGGAATCAGTGCTTTATCTTCAGCGACATAGATTCCGATGGCTCCTTCAATTTGTGCTTCTGTGAGTGTTCCACCGTTCAAAGCAGAGTCATCGTTCGTAGGAACAAACCATCCGGCTTTATCAGCATCACCAGCTCCATCTTCTTCAACACCAGCCAAGCGGATAAACTTAACAGGACCGACTTCAGCAGCAAGGTAAGCTTCGGCAGCATATGCAGCCCATCCACCACCACCGGTGTTTCCTTCACGCCATGGGTCGCCGCGTTTAACGCCGTCCATTGGGTTTCCAAAAACAGCTTTGAAGTCTGCTAATGAGGTAATCTTAATCGGCTTCATAGCGGGGCCTTTCTTGGCACGTCCGATTAGAAGTATTCCGTCGTTCTCAGGAACTGCAGCGACCGCTGATTGGTCGATTTCTCTTAGTTCAATTCCTGGGGACAAAAAGTCAAACTTGGTAGGCATTAAAAACTCTCCTTTTTAAATATTCATTTTCCTAGTAAATAGTCCTCTGAAACCCCAAAGTCATAAATCTCGGTATTTCTCACCGTTCTTATCCCAAGGTTTGTCATCTCCTACGATAACACGCTCTCGAGAGATTTTGACTTCAACGATTGACTCTTCTCTTTTGATAAGAGGTTCGTCCGATTCGCTGTTTGTTTGGTTGATATAACCAAGGACTTTGATCTGAACTTTTGCATTAAACATTCTTTCATCTTGACCAAGATTTGACTGGTTGCTATTGATGCCATAGTCATCTTGGATGAAGGCTTCGTATTGGTAGCCATTGTTCTCGATGATAAAGTAGTTTTTCATGCTGCTCATAAACAACGGAAGCAGATCATTCATCTGTTGTTGATATTCTGTTCTTATGTTGACCTCGAACATACAGGTCAAATAAATGGGCTTTGGGATTGAAATTGTCTCATAGACAATCTTTTTTGTAGAAACAGGTCCTGTTTCGTCACCCTTTTCCTGACGCTTCCTAGAAGCGTTCTGAAAGTTTTGTGTTTTATCTTGTTGGATAACTTTTCGAATAACGATTCGTTCACCATCACCAACATAAGCTGCTTGAACGGATCCTTTGAATGCGTCATCTCTAGAAACACTTGCTCTTGTTACGGTAATCAATGGCAATCTTAACTTTCCGACCTTATCTCTCAACTCTTTGTTGTTTTTTATTTGAAAAGTTCTTTCTGTTCCCATCCATAACACATTTACTTTCTCTCTACCGGCATTTGTGGTAGCATGAGGGCTTAGAGTCTCATCTATAAAGCGATAAATTGCAGTATCGATGTTCTCGAGTGTTGATGGATGTGAAATTTCGTTGTTAGCCCGCATTGAATAGTCCGTCTCTTGCTCTTATGCACTCGGCACCAAC